GAAAAGAAAAAGTTGAAATATAACGAACCATATGCTTTAAGTGGTGGTATTGAAGAATCTCAGGTAGATTCTGGAGAACCTGAAACGGGGTATTTACCTGATGGGAAAAAACGAAAGTTAGGTAAAACTAGTGGTAGACCTGAATATTGGTATGACCAATTAGGATTTGAACAATTGGATTTTCCAAAAGCAGATAGAATACGTGGTAAGGGTAAAGGTAGGGATAAAGAGTCTACTTTTAGAAAAGTAACATATAAAACTAAAAATGTAAAAGTAAGTAAGTTAAAAGATTCACTAAAACCGGTTGGTTCTGATGAGTGGGTAGAATATGTTAAAGAAGGATTGATTATGGAAGGTGGGGCATATGGACATATGAATCATCCATTCGATACTGAAATCAACTTAACTTTTGGACAACTTAAAGATATTGTAAATAAAGCATTAGAAGGAAACTTAGATTTAGCTAGAGAAAAGACAGATGGTCAAGCATTGGCAGTTAGTTGGAGAGATGGAAGATTAGTTGCGGCAAGAAACAAAGGACATTTGAAAAACAAAGGTGAAGGTGCATTAGATATTAATGGTGTAGCGATGAAGTTTGCTGGTAGAGGAGAATTGGAAAAGGCGTATAACTTCGCAATGAAAGATTTAACGAAGGCAATATCTAAGTTGAGTGAGAAACAAAAAGATAAGATTTTCAAAGGAGGAGCTTGTTTTATGAATTTAGAAGTTATCTATCCAACTTCTGTTAATGTAATACCTTATGGCCAAGCACTACTCGTATTTCATGGGACTATGGAATACAACGTTGATGGTATTGCCATTGGAGAAAATCAAGAAGCTGCAAGAACACTTGCGGGAATGATTAAACAAGTAAATGCTGATGTACAATCTGCATATACTATTTCTGGTCCTCCAATTAATCAATTACCTAAATCAAAAGATTTAAGAAAACTAAAAGGTTCTTATAATTCTAAGATATCAAAATTACAATCTAAATTCAAATTAAAAGATAACGATGGAATCGCTGATTATCATCAAGCTTTTTGGATGGATTTTGTAAATAAGAAATCTCCAACTAAGTTAGATAACAAAACTCTAATGGGATTAGTTAAGAGATGGGCATTCTACGATAAATCATTTAGATTAGATAAGAAGAATTTATCTGATGTAAAAACAATGGAATGGGCAAAGGGAATTGATAAGAATGACCACGCTAAAATGGCTAAAGATAATATTAGACCATTCGAAGATATCTTCTTAGGTATCGGAGCAGATATACTTTCATTTATGAGTTCAGTATTAGCAGCTAACCCTGATAAAGCAGTTAGGGATATGAAAAAGAGATTGGATAAAACAATTCAAGATGTTAAGAAATCAGGCGATGTTAAGAAAATTAATAAACTTAAATTAGAACTACAAAGGTTGAACGCTATTGGTGGTACTAATAAGATAGTTCCTAATGAGGGTATCGTATTTGTATATGGTGGTAAGACTTTCAAACTTACTGGAACATTCGCTCCACTCAATCAGATACTCGGTTTATTTTACGAATAGTAAAAAATCCAATACTTATATATATGAATATATAAGTTACAAAATATGGCTGAGAAAAAATTCAATAAAAAATATATGCATCCAACTCGTAGAAAGTTGGTAAATATGATTCAAACTGGGGAATATCAAAAAGATACTCAAGTTTCACTATCTGGTATTAAAGAAACTACCAAAAGAAATATTGGTGATATTTGGGAAGAAGATGGTATTGTTTACGAACAAAAATCATATGGTAAGGTAAAACAATCTAAATTATCAAACGAACTTTCTAAGGTTAGAAAGTATTTAGAAGAGCAATCTAAGTGTAAAGCAGATGATTGTGAAACCAACAACTATTCAAGAGCAGATAAAAAGTTAATAAGTAAAACTACATTTTGTGGAGTTTGTTTAGCTAAAAAAGAGCAACAAATTAAATTAGATGGGTTGTGGGAAGAATATGAAGAATATAAGATATATTCTAATATGGCGGCATATGGTACTGATACAATGGAAAAGTGGAATCAAGCACTACATGAAGTTTCCAATATTCACGAATACATCAACGATGATGGTTCAGTTGAGAAATGGGCATCCAACGAAGATGTACAAACACTAAAGGCTCAGATTGAAAAAGATATTGAAAACGGTAAAAAAGAACTTACTGAGGTTATAGAAAAAAGAAATACAGCCTACATGAAATTAAAACCTATGAACTATGAATTGGTTAAAGAAATTTGATTTAAAAACTATAATGATAATGATACTATGTGTGGTATTATTATTTAGAAGTTGTGGTGGTGGTGAAGAAGAAGAAAAAGAAATAATAAACGTAGATGGTAAAGATTACGAACTGTTAGAACAAAAAACAGATACCATATATGTAGAAAAGGAAGTTAAAGTAACAAAGTATGTACCAAAGTACATTACAAAAGAAGTAATTAAAGAAGTAGAAATACCAATAGATGTAGATTCACTTGCAATTATTAAAGATTACTTTTCAAAGATAACAGTTAAAGATACTTTAAATTTAACATACGATTTTCCAGATGTAATTACCGATTCATTAGGTAACAAACCAAGTGGAGATTTAGGATTTGGTATTTTAACTGATGTCATTTCACAAAACTCAATTGAATCTAGAGAAATAGATTGGTTCTTTAAGATTCCAACTGTATATAATACAACGATTGTGAAAGAATTACCAAAGAATGAATTCTATTGGGGTATTAATGGTGGATTTAACAAAACTGATATTATTAGTAATGTTGGTGGAGGGTTAATCCTAAAAAGTAAAAAGAATAATTTATATCAATTAGGTTTAGGTATTCAGAATAATTCTAACACCTCACAATTAGCACCATTTGTTAGTGCTGGTATGTATTGGAAGATAGGAAAAAAATAAATTTAGTTTGGCTAAAAAAGCATCATTAAAACAAATCATAGCGGTAGAGTACAAACGATGTGCATCTGACCCCATTTACTTCATGCGAAAGTATTGTATGATTCAACACCCTGTTAGGGGTAAAATACCTTTCCAATTATATCCATTTCAAGAAGAAACATTAGTTGACTTCAAAGACCATAGATATAATATCATTCTCAAATCAAGACAAACTGGTATATCAACATTAACTGCAGGATTCTCTTTGTGGAAAATGTTATTTAATGATGATTTTAATGTATTAGTAATTGCAACAAAACAAGAAGTAGCAAAGAACTTAGTAACTAAGGTTAGGGTAATGAACCATTATCTACCATCTTGGTTAAAACTAACAACAGTTGAAGATAACAAACTATCCTTACGATACTCAAATGGTTCTCAGATAAAAGCAACTTCAGCCGCTGGTGATGCTGGTCGTTCTGAAGCATTATCCCTTTTGGTATTTGATGAAGCTGCATTTATTGATAAGATTGAAGAAATATGGGTATCTGCTCAATCTACATTATCTACGGGTGGAAATGCAATCATTTTGTCTACTCCAAATGGTGTAGGTAATTTCTTTCATAAAACTTGGGTAGGTTCTGAAGATGGAACAAATGGATTTAATAATATTAGATTACATTGGAGTGTACATCCAGAAAGAGACCAAGATTGGAGAGATGAACAAGGTGTTTTATTAGGCCCAAAGGGTGCTGCACAAGAATGTGATTGTGATTTTGTATCGTCTGGTGATTCAGTTATTGACCCACAGGTACTTCAATTCTATAAAGAGACCTATGTACAAGAACCACTTGAAAAGGGTGGCTTTGATGGAAACTTATGGAAATGGCAATTTCCTGATTATACAAAAACTTATATAGTTGTAGCAGATGTTGCTCGAGGTGATTCTTCGGATTACTCTGCTGCTCATGTTATAGATGTTGATGCATCTGAACAAGTAGCTGAATATAGAGGTAAGTTGGATACCAAGGATTTTGGTAATTTCTTAGTATCTCTATCAACTGAATATAACAATGCTTTGTTGGTTATTGAAAATGCAAATATCGGTTGGGCAACTATTCAACAAGTGATTGATAGAAATTATGGTAATCTTTATTATATGAGTAAGGATTTAAAGTATGTAGATATCGAACATCAGCACTCAAATAGATATAGGTCACAGGATAAAAGTATGGTTGCGGGGTTTTCAACCACCTCAAGAACAAGACCTTTGATTATTTCTAAGTTAGAAGAGTATGTTAGAGAAAAATCGATTACAATACGCTCAGTTAGAACTATTGATGAATTATTCACATTTATATGGATGAATGGTAGAGCTGAAGCTATGAGGGGTTATAATGATGACTTGACTATGAGTCTTGCAATTGCACTTTGGGTAAGAGATACTGCTTTGAGATTAAGACAAGAAGGTATTGATTTAACAAAAAAGTCAATAGATGGTATATCGTCACATACTTATAGTGGAATATATGGTGGTAGTGATGATAATGAGAATCCTTGGCAGATGAAAATCGGTGATGAAATAGAGGATTTAAGTAAATGGTTATAAATTAAAAGTTTTATATTTATATAGTATAGGTTAATTATAGGATTAATAAATGGAAAATTATACAAAAGAACTTTATAGCGAATTTAAATTAGGATTAGATGAAAACATCGAAGAATATGATGTTGAAAACTATGATGACTTAAAGGAGTTTATTCACTTTCTAAAAAATATGAAAGAGGGTATTAACGAAGCCGAATATCAGGGTAGAAAAGTTAAACTTGGAAAACCAACTAGAGGTGATGTTAAGAAATTTAAAGTGTATGTAAAGAATCCAAAGGGAAATGTTGTAAAGGTAAACTTCGGACATGGTGGGACATCTGCTAAGAAAGCAGGTGAAAAAACAATGCAGATTCAGAAAGATATTCCATCTAGGAGAAAGGCTTTTAGAGCTAGGCATAATTGTGATACACCAGGACCAAGACACAAGGCTAGGTATTGGAGTTGTAAAGCATGGTAATAAAATTAGGATATATCAAATTTTTTTTGTATCTTAGTTAGATTATAACATAAAGAAAGTATAAATGGCAGAACAACAAAATAGTTCATTTTTTGGTAGATTGACAAAACTCTTTTCTACTCAAGCAATCGTAACGGTTGATAAAGACGGAAAAAGAAAAGTAGTTGATACCGATGATAGACAGCAAGGTACAACTAATCTTATGAATTTAAGAGATAGGTACACAAAACTACAAAGGTCTTTTGCATCAGATAATATGGCAGCTCAGTCAATGGCTTACCATCAAGTTCGTAGAGAACTATTCAGAGATTATGATGCAATGGATAATGACCCAATTATCTCATCAGCATTAGATATTTATGCCGATGAATCAACATTAAAAAATGAATTTGGAGATGTTGTACAAATCAAATCAAAAAACGAAAAAGTAAAAGAGATATTAGAGAACTTATTCTATGATGTTCTTAATATAGAATTTAACCTATGGTCTTGGACAAGAAATATGGTTAAGTATGGAGATTTCTTTTTACTACAAGAACTACAAGAGGGTGTTGGTATTATTAATGTAAGACCCCTTCCAGTTTATGATACTGAGAGATTAGAGAATACTGACCCAAACAATCACAACTATGTAAAGTTTAAAGTAAACAATGACCCAAATGGTAAGGGTGAATATGAGAACTACGAAATAGTACACTTTAGATTATTATCAGATACAAACTTCCTTCCCTATGGTAAGGCAATGATTGAGAATGGTAGAAGAATTTGGAAGCAAGTTTCTCTTATGGAAGATGCTATGTTAATTCATAGAATCATGAGAGCACCAGATAAAAGAGTTTTCAAAATTGATATCGGTAATATCCCTCCACAAGAGGTTGATAACTATATGCAGAAGATTATAGGTAGAATGAAGAAAACTCCATTCGTAGATAAAAGAACTGGAGATTACAACTTAAAATATAATATCCAAAACCTAACTGAAGATTTCTTTTTACCTGTTAGGGGTGGTGACAGTGGTACTCAAATAGATTCATTGGGTGGTTTAGAATATACTGCAATTGATGATATCGATTACTTAAAGAATAAAATGTTTGCAGCTCTAAAGATTCCAAAAGCATATTTGGGATATGATGAGAATGTAAATGGTAAAGCAACTCTTGCTGCAGAAGATGTAAGATTTGCAAGAACAATCGAAAGAATACAAAGAACTTTAGTATCAGAATTAACTAAGTTAGCAGTAACTCATTTAGCTGCACAAGGTTTAGAAGGAACTGAAATGGTTGATTTTGAATTAAACTTAGTTAATCCATCTACTATATATGAACAAGAAAAGGTAAATCTTTGGTCTGAGAAAGTTAGATTAGTTTCTGATATATCTGCACTAAATA